CTTTCCTCTTTTACCATTCTGCCTATTGTCACTCGTAGTGGTGCTTCTCTATTTGGCTCAAATCAATCGTTGTAGGTTTACGATAAAAACCTTCTTTGACATCTCTATAACTTAATAGGTTTGCGAGATGATTAGTCCGACTCCCATCGATTTGCCTCTATATAGTGCATCTTGAAGCGGTTCTATTCTTGTCCTTGTCAGTTCCGTTTGCCTCCGTGTCTTGCCCCTCATTTCCCTGCCCATCAAAACTATCGTTGTCAGTTTACGATCAAAACTGTCCTTAACACTTCTATGACTTAATAGGTTTGCGAAGTGATTTCAACCCATAGTTTCTCGTTGTCATTTAACTCAGAGTCACTCCTTGCATCGTATTTCAAACGTTTTGCGTTTTATCACGTTTCTCAAATCCCTTTCACTGCACATTACTTTGATGCTATTAGGCTCACTTCTGTACTATGCGTCTCACGTTGTTTCATCGTTTCTCAAATCAATCGTTTAAGGTCTTACGTTAAACCTTTTTAACACCTCTAGGATTGAATCGTCTGCGAGGTGACTTCGATTTGATTCGACTTAATCATGACTCGATTCCAAACGATTCCCTTTGTCTTATTGCTTTTTTGTTCGCTTTTATGCGGTTCCGCTTACTTCAATTCAAATCAATCGCTTGCCAGTTCCACGATTAAGAACTGGTATCCTTTTTCTTTGTTAATTTCTTTACAATATTTTTTATAGCTGGCTTTATTAAATTGAGAATAAAAGGGCTACTCGCAGCCACAAGGCCAATAATAGCAGTAGAAACAATAGTGCTCGGTTCTGGGATGTATTGATCCACAAAAGGAACGTCTTCATATAGAGTGATGCACTCAATCTCATCATCTCCTCTTTTATGCCCAATGACACGTTCTAAGCGTTTTTCGTTACGAAAATCTCCAACTCTTTGATCTTTGGAACTTGGACAAGGTGGTATTACTATTTCTTCTTCTTTAACTTCTGATATCTCTGTAGCTTGCTTACCTGTTGACGAATCTGCTTGGTTATCAACAGGTGCTTGCTCTGTAATGATGATATTTTGAGGTGTGTAATCAAGAGGAACAAAACCAGGAAACGGAAAATCGCACGTTGTAAATACACCATTTGGATCTTCCAATAATAAATTACGATTACCAGTATTTTTTATATCACGATGCTGATAAGTACAACCAGGAACATCTATCTCAGGTGCTTCAGTTACAGTAATATAATGATGACTATAAGGTTCTGGAACGTCAGGAATATATATCTCAACAATACCTACATCAGGTATTTCAATCGTAGGCATCTCTTTTCTTTAAAATCTCCACCTCTGAAAAGCATTTAGAACAGGACAAATTAGTTATTACTGAAAACTCAGGATAACCATTCATACCTTCTTCAATATCAATGTCACCACCGATTATTAACTCGTTATCGCACCAATAACATTTCATTTGATTATTGGCATTGATGGACCTGTCATTTTAGGTAAACCATTATCTAATATTTTTGGCATCATTCCTTGTACATTGCCAAGAATCTCATTCATAACTTTTGATTTAAACTGCTCTGAAGTTACATACTTGTAACCAAAGTACGCTCCACCACTCATTGAAGCTACCATTACAAATGAAATGATACTCAAAACATTAGCAATTTTTTGAAACATGATAAAATTTGCCCTACTTAAAGCTATGTCTGTTATGAGCATAGCTACATTACTTTTAATTATAGGTCTATCTCCTTTATACGTCACTCTAGGTCTTATAAACCGTCAGATGATAAGTAAACCTAACGAGTAGAATTAGCTCTGCTTGATCTAGTTTTACACGCTCCAGAACAATAAATCCTGCGTTGTTCCATTGTATTAAAACTTGTACCACAAACAGGACACTCTCTTACGAGTATCCCCTCTACTTTTTTTGGTTTTTTACCCCTAAATCTATAGTTCCTGTTTTTTCTTCTTTTTTATTTATTTCTTGCAATAACAGTTGATATGCTTGCACGCCGCCTTCTAAACGTAGGATATACTGTCTTTGATTAATTATTTCTTGTTGCCATTCAAGGATCTGTTTTTCAATAGTTTCTTTCATCAATACAATGTTTTACCTAGTGTAACCGCAGCATCTTGTTCTGTGAAGTCTTCAGTTGTCCAAATGCTAGTCGTACCATCTTCCTTTGTATAAGCCTTAATAATTTCGAGATGTTCTACATTTCGTTTGACTCTTTCTTTTTCTTCAGTCGTTAAAGATTCTAAAGCTGCCAATCTATTTATAACAGTCACGCTATCTCCAGCATTAGTAAAGATTGTTGTAATTTCTTCTGTGGTACGTTCAGCCATAATTAAACAATAGTAAGGGTATCACCAGAACTTACAGTGACGGTGACGCTTGAATTTATAGTTATAGGACCTGCTGCCATTGCATTTGATCCACTTAAAGTATAGTCAGCAGCAACAGTTTTTGCATTTTCATAAAAAGCAGCACCATTAGTTACAGCAGAAGCACTTATAGAAAAACTTAAAGCTGGTATTCTAAACTTGGTAATATTAGTATCGCCCAAAGTGATTTCATTATCTACGTCTGCTGCACTAGCCGATGCATCAGAACCAATAAGGATGTTATTATCACCAGTGGTTAAATCATTTGTCCCTGAGGCTCCAGCTTTATAACCTAAAAGAACATTTTTTGCCCCTGTAGTAACTTTTGTACCAGAACCCCTAGCAGCAAAAAGATTTTGATTTCCAGAAGTGACATCATCCGCAGAATCATATCCTATAAAAGTATTATCATTTCCAGTAGTATTAGCCCCAATCCCATATCCAATAAACACTGACCGATCAGTACTATTACTAGAACCTCCATTTGAATATCCTACAAAGGTATTTTGACCCCCTGTGGTATCAGTACCAGAACCTATCATTACGTTAAAATTATTATCTGTCATGCTGTCTCCAGCCCTGCGACCAATGCAAACATTGTTACCACCAGTGTCAATAAGCTTGCCAGCATCATCACCAATAGCAGTATTGAATCTGCCTGTAGTCAAAGCAGCTAAAGCATTGCTTCCCACCGCAGTATTAAAATCTGAGGTTGTTATAGCCGTGCCAGCATTAAATCCTATTAAAGTATTGTTAGTCGCATTTGTTCCATCAAAACTATCTCCAGCATTGGTTCCTCCTACTGTATTTTCTTGGGCATCTGAAGTAAGTCCACCACCTCCACCGATCTCTTTTACAGTTCCACCATCATTAACAAATAATTTTTGTGCAGAAGTATCTAAAGCAACTTCACCGCTTGTTATATCACTTGTTGTAGGTGTGCTAGTACCTCGTTTTAGCTTGATGACATTAGCCATTGGCCTTTACCTCCTATGGTCTAAAATGTTCCGCCATCTACATCAAAACCAGATGTAGAACCATCCTCCAAAAATGTAACCAGGTCAGACAACGCAACTTGTTTCATCGTTCCATTATCATTACAAACAAATCTATCTGCTGTGGCAAGAGTTGTTGATGTTGCAGATGTATTACCGTCCATAATGTTCAACTCAGTTGTTGTAACTGTAGCTCCATCAAGTATTCCAACTTCTGTTCCTGTTAAATCAGCCAAGGCATCTGCTGTACCACTAGCCATTGTTGCTAGTTCTGTAAGCTGTGCATCTGAGGCTTGCTTTGCATCTAATTGTGTCTGGATCGCAGAAGTAACACCATCTACATAATTTAGTTCAGTTGTTGTTAAAGTTGCTCCATCTAATATTGCAACTTCAGTTGATGTAAGAAGTGCTAATGCAGCAGCAGCACCAGTTTGACAACCTGATAATGCAGTTAAGTCAGCATCCGCAGCCTGTTTAGCATCTAATTGAGTTTGGATATTACTCGTAACTCCGTCAGTATGATTTAGTTCGGCAGTAGTGGCTGTCACGCCATCCATTATGTTTAATTCTGAAGTCGTTGCTGTGACTCCATCCATTATGTTTAACTCAGAGGTGGTGGCAGTAACACCATCCATAATGTTTAATTCAGATGCAGTTGCGGTAACTCCATCTAAAATATTTAATTCATTTGTTGTTGCAGTTACACCGTCTAATAAATTTAATTCTGCCGTTGTGACAGTTGCACCATCAAGAATCTGTAGTTCTGTTGAAGTTATTGCAGCTAGAGCAGAAGAAGCACCTGATTGCATACCTGATAAATTATCTAAATCAGCATCATATGCTTGAACATTAGAACCGATTGCTAATCCAAGAGAAGCTCTTGCAGTTGAGCCACTTTCAAGTACAAAGTTGGAACCATCTCCAACAATAAAATTACCATCAGAAGGAGTAAGACCAGCAATATCAGATAACTGAGCATCAAAAGCCTGTACGTTTGTTCCGATTGCTAATCCTAATGCTGTTCTTGCTGCACTTGCACTTGTAGCACCCGTTCCACCATCGCTAACTGCAAGAGTTCCTGTGATAGAACTAGCAGAAAGATCAACAGCCATTTCTGTTGATTCAATTACTATTCCACCATTGGATTTAAGGTCAACACTAAACTCGTTACCAGACTTATCTAAACCATCACCAGCAGTTATATTTCCACCGCCACTGAATTGTGTATAAGATAAATTATTAGTGCCGACAACAGCAGATCCTTTGTCAGAACTACAAACAAAACCCTGATCGGCATTTGTAGATCCTTGTTCAACAAAGGTGAACATTCCAGCAGCATCGACACCAGCAGCTAAATCATCTGTTCTTACCCATGTACTTGCCTTACAAAGATACAGTCCGTTCTGACTTGCTGTACTTTGGTTTTTAACTAAAACTCTTTCATCAGCAGAAACAGCAACACCATCAATAGTTTGCGTTCCAGAAAGTGTAATATTTGCAGTAGTAGCAACCTTAACACTGTCTTTAATATCTAATCCCTGGCTGACACCATCTACATATCCCTTAGTCGCAAAATGAGCATCGGCTGTAGGCGTAACTCCTGTTACTGGATTGGTTGCAGCAGCTAATTCGTCTACTCTATTTGTTTGTACACCTGCATCAAAGTCAGATATTTTTGTATGTGCAATAGAAGGGATATCAGCAGCAACTAAGGCTCTGAATGTAGGTGCAGCAGCACTTCCAGAAGCGGCACCAGCTAAAACATGATTAGTTGTTCTTGTTGTTGTCTTATCAAAAAACGCTCCAGAACCACCAACAGTAATAATTGAACTTGCAGAAGGTGGAGTTGATCCATTATCACCAAAACCATAATATAATTTCAGATCGTTTTCGTTAAAGGCTAATTCTGAAGGAGATAAACTAGAAGGAGCACCAGCCGATCCACTCGCTGCTCTCTTTTTAATTCTTATAGTGTTAGACATGGCCTAAAAGTTTCCTCCATTAACGAGTGTTAGTTTGGTAGTAGTATCATCTACTTTTAATGTACCACTAGATGCGTGATAGTACACCAAAGAATTATCAACTGCACTAGATGTATCTATAGCGGTTGAAGCTCCTTGGGGTCCTTGAGTTGCCACCGTAACAACCCTTGTCTCACCGTTAACAGTAACGGTATTTTTAGTGGTTGTAATGTTGACTTGACTCATGTGGTTGTGTAGCCCTCACTCATAAATATCTTACCCTCTAAATAATATTCTTTGAGACCCGATCCATCAACTAATAACACATCGTAAGCTAATATTTCTGGAGTGAATGTAGCTGTTTGGGTGTCTGTTAACGCTATAGAAAAAGATCCTGCTGATCTATCTGTATAAGTAACAGCCCAATCTGCATATTTTGTGGAACGTGATTCATCCCAAACCTGTGCTGCTACTGTATATCCTGTTAAATTTATTGCCGTTCCAGAGTTATCCTTCAGCACAATAGGAACACTGTGATCTGACCTTCTTTGAACGGTCATGTTATATGTTCCAGGTGCTATTGCCATTAGCTATATGGTGATGTTCCTAGTATATCAGTTTTCCATTGTGCTTTTAGTGCATCAGCATCACTAGCAGCAGCTATATCAGAATCAGCAGGAGCATCTCTGAGTGCCTGTTTTTTAGCAACAATATCAGTTGTACTTGCACCTGTTTCTAGTGCCTTTTGAAATTCAATATCAAGTTCTGCAAGTTTTGGTTCTCTAGCAGCACGAATGTTGGTTTTGTGAATTTCTCTGGCTTTAGCCATATCAACGCCAAATCCCATGTTTTACTCCGTATAAGTCCAAGCGTTTCTGAAACTCCTGTCTGTAGGAATTGCAGACTTATCAACAGTATAAACTGTCTTACCACTAGGGCAATCTTTATCTTTAATTTGATCTAATGTTAAATCTGTGTTATCTGCTGGAATGACAATAGAAATACCGCCTTCATCATTCTCATAGATAAATCTTTTGTCTGAATTAGCCATAAGTTTTTTCTTTTAGTATATCAAAGAATTATTGATCGCCAAAAACAGCACCAAAGTTCATATGGCAATCTTGTAAAGATCCAGTAGTAAAACCAGCACAAAATCTATAACTGCTAGTTGCCAAGTCCTGTGCACCCATATCCCTAACATTTTCTGGGGATTGATCGTCTTGAATATGACCAGTGGTTAAAGCACAATAATTAGTGTTAGACATTGCATTTGTAAATGTAACTGTATAATTACCAACACCATTGTCAGTTAAAGAACTTACATTAAAAGAATCTCTAATAGAAACAGTGCCTACTCCATCAAAATTTATCCACGATTTTGCTCTACCCACGGCAATCTCCTCTGGAGTTGAACTGTGAGCAGCAGAGGTGTTTTGGATTGTGTTGACTTTAAGTGTTGACATAATTAATCTCCAAAAACAGCAACAACATTAAGTTCACAATCAAATTTATACGGACTAGCCCCATGAAACTGAGATACAACCTTAAATGTTGTTGTTGTGAAAGTATTAAAAGCCCCTAAAACCCTAAAGCCATCTGTAGCTGATGATCCTGCTGTACCTGCTATAGCGTAATTTGCATTACCCATAGCATTAGTCATGGTCACAGTTGTAGTACCAGTAGCTTCATCAGTGATACTACTTACATTAAAACTGTCTCTTATTGCTATTGTTCCAGTGCCATTCCAATTACACCATGCTTTAGCAAGCTGTCCTTTTTCTGTTCCACTCGTATTTTGAAATACTGGTGCAGCAGATGAAATGCTTTTAATTGTGCCGACTGCTAATGTACTCATAATTAACTAGGTTTTGGGTTGTCTGTTTTAACCTTTTCACAGGCTGCGTAATATGCTGTAAGTTTACTAGAATCTCCCTTACTATTCCAGTACATAGCATCTGCAAAGTCACCTAAAGATGGGTAAAGAGGCTTTCTAACAGATTGATAAGCTATAGCTGCTGCTTCAGCATTTAATGTGGTTCGTGCAGCATCTATCAGAGATTGATCTAAATCAATTTTAGAGCCATCTGCTTTAAAAGCACCTGTACTATCATCAATAGTTACAGCATCAGGATATGCCTTTCTTATCGCTGTGTGATCTAAACTCATGCTGACACCTCCATTACTGTGAATGTTGAAATATAACGTGCAAATTTTGTACTTGCTAAAACTGGACTAGATTCATCATCAGATGCTCTATTAACAAATACATTTTGTGTGCCAGTAGAGTTAGTTGATACTCTAATACTATATGTTATTGCTGAAGTACCTCCAGCAGTATCTAAATACATACCCTGTTGGCCTGTTGAACCATTGAAAATACTAAGACTAGCACCATAAGTCACTCTAGCTACACCACTAACACTACTTGCGTCACCAATAGCATCAGATATTAAAGAACCATCTTTATAAAGATACATAAATCCAGCAAAAGCACTTAAAGTAACAGTTGGAATTAATAATATTTTATTAGTCGCACTTGTAGGGGTGATAGTTACACTAAGACCCGTTATATCGCCCGAAACAACCCCTTCAGCTAAACTTGTAGAAAAAACATCTTTTTTTACTGTTTGTTTTATTTGAGTTATTCCACCGCCACCACCTGTCGGTACACCTGCTACCGGAATTATGCTGTTGACTTTGATTTGGCTCATAAATCTATTATATACACTTTTATACTACAGTCCATGTCTCACCAGAACCAACTGTAACTGTAACTCCGCTTTGAATTTCTATAGGCCCAAAACTACCAGCATTTTTACCATTTGTGATTGTGTAATTTTGTGTCACAGTTTGATCGTTTTCCCAGAATATTTCATCTGAACCACCACCAACTGCTCCACCTCCAGCAGCAGCCCAACTTAACGTACCAGAAGCATCAGATACAAGAGCATAGCCAGCGACAGCAGCATCAGCAGAAGGTAATGTCCAAGTAAGACTAGAAGAAACTGTAGCTGGTGCTTGAAATCCTACATAATGGCTACTATCAGCATCAGCAAAACGTAAATCATTCTGTGCTTGGAGCGTTAAGCCATTAGCATCAAATATCATCTGTTCTGTTCCACTAGAAGAAAATCCCATCACATTGGCAGATTTTCTAAATAATCCTAAATCTGTATCCGAATCAAAAGATAAAGCAGGAGTAGAAGCACTTGAAGAATCATCTATTAGTAACGGACCTGTCATCGTACCGCCAGCTTTAGATAATAAACCTAGATTAGCTTGGTCTATATTTCCTATTTCTGTAAAACCACCATTACTTGAGTTTCTTATTTTTAAAATTTTTGAAGTGGTATTTAAAAACGGCATACCAGCTACACATTGACTTGAAGCTAAGTCAGATGACTTTGAATTACTTGATTGGATCGCAGCAAAAACAGAGTTTAAATCTGTTCTTACGTTAGCTCCTGAAGCATTTTCAATAGTGTAGTTTGTTACGTCAGCCACAATTAAATACTATTTTCCTCCATGTTACCCTCCTTTGCCGAAACCAACAGCACTATAGGTAAAGTTCCTATCAATACTAGCATTACTTGAGTTTTTAAAATGAACTGTAAAGCCAGTTCCAGATATACTACTTAATTCAAAATAATCACCTGTAGCCATATTCTGTGGAGAAATATTAACAGATGGTAAAAAACTATTTAAGTTACCTAATCCAGAAGTTCCAACAAAAAATGGTGCTGTAAATGTAACTGCTTTTGCTCCTGCTCCAGATGCTATAACAGAAGATTGTTCAGTTCTTGAAGGCATTGTTGCTGTGTACCCTGCTTGCTGAAGATTCATATTCTGTGCTGTATCTGCTGTATCTAAAGTAATTCTAAATTGAAATCCTCTCCCTTTAAATGTTCCGTTAGCAAAATCGTTAAATGATGTATATGTAGGAGAACTAGAAGGATTATCGGTTGTGGTTCGTACAGCAATTTTTGCGTTAGCATCATTAGCAACAGTTCCATCAAAATCTGTCCAAGTATCTATGTTATCTGTTCTATTATCAAACTGATCTCCTGTATAAAAACCAACTCCCTGAAAATGTCTTTTTAAGACAAGTGAGAATGTACCACCAAGATCAAGAGTGTCTACAAAATCATAAGTACCACTAGCATTTGCTGTTGGATCTATAAGTTTTAATCCTCCAAGAGATGAATCATACACAACATTAGATTTTGTACCATTGTAGGGTGTTCCATCAGTATCTTCTCTGTCAGTTTTTACAGTAATAGAATCTAAAATATCAACAAGAGAAAGATTTACACTAGCTGCTGTCGAACTAAACCTACCACCATCATCTTGAAATTTAAGAAGATATGTTCCAGCCAAAGCAGGAGCTATGACTTCTGTTGCATTACCAGCTACAGCCTCAATAACATCTTGTGCAGATTGAAATGTAGCAGCACCTCCTGTTTGATTTGTATGTCTCACATAAACACGACCACCATGTAAAACATCTATAGCAGTTGCCTGTGTAAATCTTAATCTTACAAACTGTTCATTAATAGGTTCAATAGTAAGTCCAGAAACATCTTCTGGTAATGCGGTTTTACCTTGAGCAGTAAATGTTGTTTCAGTAAAATTAGACGATAAAACTAATGCTGCGTTGTATGAGAATACTTGAATTGTATATGTTCCTTTAACAGTATCTAGAATCTCAAAATCGCTACTGAACACAACTTGAGAAGCATAGTTGCCGTTTTGTAATTTGTAATTAACTAAATACTGAGTTACACCCTGAACTGGTTGCCAATCAACAATTAATTTACTTCTAGCAATATTATTTATAACCACTGTTTGCTCTGTAACTGTTAAGTTACTAGGAGGAGAAGCAGGAGCATTTAATACTGATATAGTTCTTGTAGGTAAAGCAGTTCCATCTTCAATAAATGCATATTTATCTTCGACATAAGATAAAGCTGAAATTGTGTAATTTATATCATCTTCTTCTGCAACTTGAATTACTCTAAATAATTGAGTTTTTAATGTTGTACTAGATATTAAATAAGGAGAATTTGCGAGGGGTGCTGATGAAAAAGTAGATTGTGTAACTTTTTCACCTTGATCGTTTATCTTATCGACACTATTTACAGTAATAACTGCTCCTGTCATATCTGATATAGTTCCAACCTCTACTGTTCCATCAGATAAAATTACACTTATTGTTGGGTTGTCATTCAAAGCTGGCAAACTTGTTTGTGCCTCTGCGTCAATAGTAATAGTTGTGGTTGTTGCAGCTACTACACGACCACCTCTTCTAGCTCCTGCTCTTACTGGATCGTTTATCTCAATAACAGAACCAGGTCTTACGGCAATTCCTGCATCTATTGAAGTTGAAAATGTAACTGTCTCACTTTCATTTTGTTCAGCGAAGAGTATTGCACGACCCAATCTTGCAGCCTGATTACGAGAAGTACAGGCAAATGCTTTCACTTGCTTAATAATTGTGCCTAGCTTACTTATGGCGGTGCTATCTTCTACGACCTCAAAATCCACTTCTTTTGAATCCATGTTGAAGTAACTGACAGAAACAACAGAATGACGTTGCTTTAAGCTACTTCCCTGATAAGTAAATCCTGCTTCTCCTACATTGGCTAAGTTAAATAAATAACTTGCTGTTGTTGGTTTATCTTGAGATATGGTTACAGAACCAGCAGACCATATTGGCATACATCTCATAACACCAGCTAAATCATTTATCGCTGCAAATGCTTCCTTTGGACTTTGAATATTTACATTACAACTAAATCTTGCTTCTTTTGCACCTGATCCTGTTCCGTCATCTACTTCTTCATTTGCATATTTACTAGCAGCTACAAAACTAAATAAATCTAAATTACTTTCAGTAACATGATCTCCTAATCCATATCTAGTATTTGTAAGCAAATCAAGCAAACACATCGCAGGGCAGTTGGTATAAACAGCAGCACCCATAACTCCATTGAATATGTAGCCGTCTGGATAAACTATTCTGCCAGTTGCATTATCAACAGTAGGAGTACCAGAACTTGATGCACCTGCTCCTGGTATTCTTACTTTTACACCCCTAATACGATATTTTCTTGTAGGAATACGATTGAACTGTTTACTATCTAAACGAAGAGCTACATAAGCACTATTAAGATAAGTTGAATCATTATCTATAACTTCTTGAAGGCTGGTGAATTGAAAAGCATTTACTCTATTAGCTTCTGTGCTATCTGCTGTTATACGACTTACTCGAATATCAACTGGAAAAGCTGTTCCAGCTTCTATTCTGTCTTTATCTAAAGTAACTCTATGATCTCTTGCATAAGCATCTGCTGTCCTACCACTAACTGAGAGTGAAGTTGGAAATCCAGAAGGAACTGCAAAGCCTCCAGATTGATATTGAATTTCTATTTTGTACTCAACAGTATCTCCTCTAATATCTCCATCATCTTCAGCCACCTGGATCTGAGGCCAAGTTAAAGTAATAATAATTGCATCTACATCAGTATTAGTAACTTGTCTGGTAACAGGAGCAGAAGTAGTTACAGTAACTCCAACGGCAGTAGGTGATCTGCTTTCATCAATATTAGGAATACCACTCATGGCAGTTTGGTTTGACGTTCCAAATTTTGATTTAAAAGTTACATCTTTAAAATTAAAATCAGTGTCAGCAGGACTAGCACTTGTAGCTGTTGATTGCAGTATTGGAGTGTCATCAAGAAATACATCTTTTAAACTTGCATTATCGTATGCAGTTGTTCCTTTCGTAAGACCTTCTTTAGATGCACTAGCAAAACCTTCTATCTCTCCTTCAGATATTAAATCTTGAACAGTAGCAAAACTTCTACTATGTAAAGTATCAGGAGCACGATAAGGAGGTGGGGGTGGTTTTGGTGGGCCTCCTGCTCCTCTAATAATTTTAGTTTCGTCTGTCATGCTTCTACCTGATTTGTGTCAATTGCTGCACTTATTACAACACTTCCTGTAAATATTTCACCATAAACTATTGGAACGGGAGTACCTGCTCTTGATGTATTTTGTACCCCACTAAAACTAAAAGATAATTGAGGATCTTCTTCTGAATTGAACTTTTGAGGTTCTGGTAGTGGAAATAATAAATCAGACACTCCTTGTAAAACTAAAGAAGCACCAACATATACTGCTGCTTTAGTTAAAAATCCTAGTTGACCAAATGCAACTGCCGACCCTACTTGAGTTTTAGCAAAAGAACTGAGTCCTAAGGCTGGATTTAAAAAAGCTGCTCCTATTAATGCAGCACCTAATAATACTTTTCCCATTCCTCTGCCAGCACCACTGATAACTGGAATGAAATGTATATCTTCTTGTCCAACAGGATATGATATTTCATTCTCATCAATCTCATAATTACCAACTTTTACCTGGTAATATTTAGGACCCATGAAACGCTCTACTTCTGGAAAATTATGTATTAAAAAACTTACAGCCTGAGAAACACTATTTACTTTTATCTCGAACTCTTTATGTCCGATAAATTCTGCTAATTGTCCATATAATTTTAACTTACGAAGCATAGCGATACCTCTTTCCCGTACATTTTAGCAACCATTCAGAGTAAGGCTCTCTACAAGATAGTCTATCGGTTAAATGATGAATAACATCTCCCTCAAAAAATAATGCTACATGATTTAAAGTTGGATGCAAAATGCTCATAAGTAATACATCTCCATCTTGTAATTTTTCATCAGGTCTAAGTTCTCTAAAATTAGTTCGCCAAGCACAGTCCTCAAATAAGGGTTTATTATTAAATTCTTCTAATGTTGTAGGTCTATCCCAATCTCTAAGTTCAATATTTTTTTCTTCTTTGTACCAATCTCTTACTAAACTCCAACAATCAGTTATACCCCAAACCCATTGCCGACCTAATAAAGGTGGCTTATATCCACAAGGTTCTAAATATGCCCATTGTTCTGTTTTTGGATTGACAATATGCCAGGGTAAATTACTATCTTCGCAACTAATCTTATCTGCCTGACTAGGAGTTGGAGGTGTTATAGGGTGACTATGAACTACTCCAACTATTTCTCCTGTATTATCTGCTTTTACATAATCTTCTGGGTCGATAATAAAACATTGATGATCTGTCATTGAAAGATTACGACAAGGAAAATATCTTTCTTTACCTTTTATATTCAACAATAAACCACAAGATTCTTTCGGATCTTCTCTTTGTGCATGAAGTAATGCTTTATATTGCCAAGTCATTGAACAAACGTACCAATAGAAGGAAATATAGAGCGAGTAGCTTGACGGCCTGGGATACGAACTCCAGCAAGATCCGTAGGAGCAGCAAGTTCAAATTCAACAACTTCTCTAGTTTCTGTTGATTTACGATCTATTGAATATACTTCTTGCGGAAACTCAGCAGTTGGATCAGCAGTTGCATTTACTCCGTCAGCAAAGTTAACAGCATCAATAAATTTAGCTAATGTTCTAATTCTTGTAACAGTAGCTCCTGTAAGATCATTACCAGCAGTTGTTTCATTAACAGATAAAAGTATTGATGAAATCAATCCTGTAGCATTACTGATAGCTATTTTAGGTCTAGGTAACTGTCCTTTTTGAAAAGCAAAACCTGATGCCTGTACAGGAAATCTAAGATATTCATTCGTAGCCCAAACTATTTTTCCATTTGCATTTAAGTTGCTTCCAGCATGAAATCTATAAATAGTATTTGCACCATGCAGTGCCGTAGATAATTGAAGAGTAAATAATTCAATAATCGCTGATGGATTAATAGATTGTAAATTACTAAATACTGCTGAATTTACTGACATTATGATGCAGGTTCAAATACTTGCCTAAAGGTAGCTTGAATAGTAGCTCTATTGTTAAATGGTATTGATTTAGTCCAGTTTTCGCAAACAAATTTAAAGTTTGAAGCAGTTTCTCCAGGTAAATGTTCTGAAGGAAAGTCAAAACTATTACTATCATTTGCTCTCGCATCTAAAAATGTTTCTATCTCATCTGCTTCTGTTTCTGATACGTTATAAGTAAAATTAAAAACCTTTGGATTCTGATGCTGTGCAAGGCCAAAAAGTAAGCGGTGTTCATACCCATCTGCGAAACGAATTGTCCTAGTTAAAGGAGCAGATCTCTTTTGTTGTCCGTATGTAGGTTTTATTGAGGGAAACGTAGCCATTATGCAAGCAATCCTCCTGGTCTTTGTTGTTGTATTATTTCAGATTGTACTGCAACTGAGATAAGTCGACCAAGTTCTCTACCTTGTTGTTCATCACCTTCGACAGAAGAACCAGAAGCATCTACATTAACTACGATACTTGTTGCACCCATAGCATGATTTGGAGTTACAACTCCTGTAGCACCTGGACTAAACAATTCTGGCCCTTGTTCTCCAACTAAATAAGTACTGTTTCTTTTTACTGTACCTCCACTAGCAACTCTCCTACTAACTCGACCTCCATCACCTAAAGACGAACTTAAATCTTCTGCCACATTTCCAAAACTAAAGATATTACCTAATAAGCTTGCAATTCCTTTTTGAAATTGTATTGCCATCATTCTTGCAGCCATATCTAAATAGTGATCTGCTATACGCATAAACATATTTCTGAATGCATCTTGTACACTCATTGTTCCTTTTATTATTCCTTTAAATGATTCAGAGAATGATTCAGATATAGATTTAGATAATTGAACAATTTGATATCCAGTATCATTTAATTTAATCATTTCTATATCTAATTTTTCAATTTCATCATTAACTAATCTCATTCCTAAAGCTAAACCTTCTGTAGCTTCTATTAGTTTTGTTATTTTGTCTATCTCATTTTCTCTTGCAGGTCTATTAACAAGTTCCTCATATTTTTTAATTTCATCATTAACTTTTTTACGAACTCTTAATTCTTGCCTTGCTGTATAACCAACAGTTTCATTAAGTTTTATTTGATGTTCTAATTCTTTATTAAATAGATCTTGAGCAATTGTATTATTAATTATTTCGTTACCAACCTTTGTTAACTCTTTAGCGTCTTTTTTAAGATTTTCTAATTCAAACTCATTCATCATTGAAAAAGCTCCTTCTTTAAAACCTTTTGGATTTTCAATTTTTCTTATTCTTTCTGCTATCTCAGCAGCATTCAAACCAGTTCTAGAACCAGTTACTGCTCCAAAATTACCACTATTTGGATTATCTAAAATTTGATTTAATTCTCCACTTAGATTTCTAGGTAATAAATCAGCAAGTGCTTTAGTAATTCCAAGAAATTGGTTAACTCTTGCCAAACCAGCTTGAAATTGTAAAAATATTTGAGCCAAACTTGTTTGTATCTCTCTAGTCTCATCTCCATATAGTTTTAATGCAGTAACACCTTGTTCTCCAACAACTGAAGTGGTTTGTCTAATAGCTTCTGCAAATGCAGCTTGTTTACCTTCTGCTTGTTCTAATAATTGTATTCTTTGTCCAAAAGCATTGTTAGTATTACCTAAAGCCTCTACTAATACATTTGCATCTTTCGTTAAATCTCCTAAAGCATCTCCTGTTTTTTTGGTTGCTTGGACTAATAAATCAACTTGTTTACCTAATTGAGTACCAACAATAGAAAGACCAAATCCTAGCCCACCACCTAAAAATCCTCCAGCAATACCACCAATACCACCACCAACAGATGCACCTATACCTTGACCAAATAACAGAGGAAAACCTCCACCAATTAGACCACTACTAAGAGCATTTCTTCTTCTACTAGCAAATCCACCAGGCTCGAAAAACATTCCACCTTGTTGAAATTGTCTATTTTGACCAAAAGTTCTATTAAAAAAGTTCTCTCCTGCCATTGCCTGTCTAGGGCCAGCAGGTCTTGAAGTTTGATTAGGTGTATCTTGAATTATTGGAGAACGAAGTTCAGTCTCCATCTCTTTTATTCTTGCAGTAACTTGCTTAAACCTATCGCTTGTTCTATCTAGTCTTGCCTCAAGAAATCTCAACATACTTACATAATCATTTATAGCTTCTCTAGTATTAGTTGGTCTAAATGCCATCAAATCTTCAAAAGTAGTTCCTTGTGCCATTGGAATATTTCCACCCAAATTAGCTGCTTGATTTGCTGCAATCCTGCTAAATTCTTTTATTTCTTTAAATCGTGCAGTAAAATCTGCTTTCTGAATACCTTGAGTTAAAACATTATATTCTCCACTAAATAGTTTTACATTTGCTCTTGCATCTCGTAATGCAGCAGAAAAACCTCTAATTTCACCTGCATTATTATTAATTTGTTTTGTATTATTTACAAACGCATTATTAGCTACAATTACTTCATTTCTTATCTGTGCAATTCTATCTTTAAATTTTCTAAGTAATTCTGGGGAACCTCCTTTAAGTTCTGGAGCGATCTGTTGTGACTTTATTGATTTGGCTAGATTATCTACAGCCTTAAGTTGTAGCTGTAAATTTTTTAATTGTTGGGTTTGGGTTCTGACATTAATATTAATTCCGTACTCTGCTGCCATTTACTCGACCCAATAAATTACTTCTATATTACCGCCTTCTGGGTTTCATGGCTTGTTTTTTTTGCACTTGTTCTTTATATTTTTCTTCTTCTTCGTGTTTTAACTCAAAAAAACCTGCCCAAGCTATTAATTCTTCTCTAGTTAAATTTTCTGTAAGTTGTTTTATTGTCATTCCTAACTCTTTAGCTAAAAAAAACAATAAATACCAATCTTTATTAGCTTTTTAAAGCTGCTTTCGCTTCCTCCACTTTTAAATTTTCTCCAGATGTCATCATTGCCATTTGTATATCTTGTAAAACACCTGCATTTATTTCTCTTCTAAGAGAAGCCTTATGACCATCTTGAAATAATCTTTTGCCATTTTCATCTAATGCTTTTTCAATCATAAGATTTAAAGCAAATTCATTTCCATCATCACCTTTAGATTTAGCCATAATCGATTCTCTTTCTGCAATAGTTAATGGATGCCAATATATTTCTAATACTGTTTCTTTTCCATCCTTTACTTCATATTTATATTTTTGGCTAACACCAAACTTGTTTCTGAGGAGTTCAATCGCTTCCATAGTATTCTAATATAATATTTATATTATACTTATATTAAGCGTTTGCTGTAAATTGGCAAGAAATAATTCCTATAAAATGACTACGATCTTCTATCTGTAACATATTTGGACCAATAATATTACGAACTTTTGGAGTACAACTAAAAGTATCTGTGTAATCAGAAGCATTAACAGAAGTTAAACCATCTATAACATCTTCACAAATAGCAGAAACAACTGATGTTCCTTTATTTTTTGGTACATAAATATTACATTGAATGACACCAGCATAATAATCTGAAGCAGCACCTTGATTTTGTAAAGTTGATTGACCAAAGTTCATAGTCATTACTATGTACTTAGTAGTTTTCCCTGGTTCTTTAAATGGCACATTATCATAGACCATTTTTATAGTTGGATCATTATCAGTTACTTGATCAGTAACTGCTTTTTCAAAAGCTGCTCTTACATTTACTAAAGTCATAATTAACCTTCTATGTAACGTAAACTCGACCCAGGTTTTACTGAACCAAAACCAGAGCCAGGTTTAACTCCTAAGAATATTTTACCTTTATCTCTCATATTATCTTTAATAATTTCACCTGCTTTACCTTGAATAAAGTTAGCAAGTTCTTGATCTTCTGCACTATAACCAGCATATTCAGCAGCATTACCAATATATATATCTGCATCTATAAATTTATAAGCAGTATTAACAGGAAATCGAATTCTAATTTTTGCTATTTGATTTGATAATTCTCTACGTTTTCTTCTTCTTTCTTCCTTACTAGATGCATATACAGCATCTAATTGTCTTCTTATACCAGCCCAAGGTGAGAAATTATATACTGATTCTCTATCTTTTATTGGTTCTCTTCTTACTTTCCAACTAGATGCTAAAAAACCAGTATAAACAGGACTACCTTCTTTTGAAGATAATTCAGCATGTAAATCTCTTATTGTTTGTGCAAAATCAACATCTAACTGTGACACTGTATTGTTAAAAACCTTATCTCCATTAAATTCTATTTCTTTAGCCATTAGAACCTTACAAGCAATATAAACAGATAAGTTTGTCCACCTCTTTTAGTATCAATATTTGTAATTACTCCTGTAACTGTTTCACCAGCATAACTAAAAGAAATTTCATCTTCTAAAGTTGGCTGATTATCACCAATTAAATCAGGTGTAATATAAAGTTTTGCTTGTCTTGTTTCAACACTACCATCTTCAATTGAATTTATAAATTCAATAGGAACTTTTAAATCTGAATAAGTTGTATCTATAGTAATTTGTTCTCCCTTGTCTACGTTATAACTAGAAATACCTTTTTTAATATAAGAAACTGTTGTATCAAAAGAAGTACCTAAATCAGCAACAACCTGTTTAGCAACGCTTTTAAATAGTGAATCTAATTGACCTGCCATTATCCTCTAACTACCCTCATTTGAAAAGTACCTGCTCCACCTAGCATATATGCTCCAAGATAACTTTGTAACCAAGGATATACATCCATAATATTATTTATAGCTCCAGTTCCCTGGCTATCAGTATTATATTTAACTTGTAAATCTCCTAATTTAACTTCAGAAAAATTACCATCTTTACCAGTAGTACCAGTAATAGCACCAGTATCATTTGCCAAAGCTCTAGCTAATTCATACTGTGCATATTTTATATTATTTGGAATAGTAGAACAACTTAGTTCAACTCTATCTACCTGATAATTAGTTCTTGGAAACTTTAATGCTTGATTTTCGTCACATCTATCACCTTGAAATACAAAAGTATCAATCCATCTTGTAGCAGCTATCAATGATCTATTTTTCTGATCATCTGTTTTATTAGTCCAAGTTGAAGAATCTGGAACTGTTTCAAAATAACTATTAGCTTCTGTCAATGTGACATAACTATTAGCAGTTTCACTTTTTATAGTTGCGTTTATAGTAGCTGCCACGATTGATAAAGTAATTTAGTTTTATTGTAGCGTAAAGAAAAAACCCCACCAATATTTGGTGAGGTTTAATGACCACATTTTAATCTTAATAAAAATTAAGACTTAAGACCATTGGATAATGGTGTGTTTACAAAGATCTCAACCATAGGAATTTGGTCGATGTCATAAGTTACACCCCAATTAGATCCAGTTCTTAATGCTGAGTTAGCAGGGTTATCAGCAGCGTTTGTCCACTTAGTACCCATTACGTGATAAGCACTATGGTAGTCAACAGACATAACATCTTGCTTAGATAAGATGTTTCTTTCTGCTTCAATACCTAACTCAGATTGCTGACCTTCAAGAATTACTCCTGACTTCATTAAGTAGCAACGGAACTCCTGACGATTACCAGTAGATGTTGGATCGTTGGTGTTTACCTGAGAGTCAATTACAACTGTACAACCAGCGAACTGACCGATTGATCTGTCAGTTACACCAACTCCACCACCACCCCAAGTAATGCCTGTACCAGTTGATAAGGCAGAAGTTGAGAATGTTAGTAGACCTACTTGGTATAAATAATAAGCAACCGCAGGGTGAACTATAAGAAGATCAAGTTCTTCTCCTCTTTCTCCTAAAAGGGAACGAGCTTCTGCAACAGTAGCAGCAGTAAGATAGTTTGCTTCAGCAGTAGCACTAGAACTACCAATTTGCTTC